CCGTTTGGCCTCGGCGTCTTACACAGCGCCAGCAAACTCGGACATCACCGCGATCAAAGCGAAAACCGACAACCTTCCAGCAAACCCTGCCGCCGTCTCCGACATCCCGACCACCGCGCAAATCTCCGCCGCCGTCGAAGGCAGCCTCCTCGATGAGAACGACGGCCAAGCCGTCCTCAACGCCATCGTCGGAGCCATCGGCAACCAGAATGTGAACGAAATCGCCCTCGTCGCGGCCATCCGCTCAGACCTCGAGCGCGCCGGCGGAAAACTCGACAGCCTCCCCACCGATGCCGCTCCCAGCGCGGCTTCCGTGGCAAGCGCCGTGTGGTCCGCTGCAACCAAAGAAATCACCGGCGGAGTGGTCGATACCCTCACGAACTCCCCCGATGTCCCGACCGAATCCGAAATTGCCGCTCAAGTCCGCACCGAGCTTTCGGTGGAACTTGGCCGAATTGACCAAGCGATCAGCACCCGCCTCGCTTCGGCCGATTACACTGCGCCAAGCACCCCGCCAACCGCCTCGGCCATCGCCGACGAGGTCCGCGTGGAACTCGCCAGCGAACTCGCCAACCTCGACGCCCCCGTAAGCGGAGCGACTGCCCCAAGCGCCGCCACCGTGGCCAGCCAAGTCCGCACCGAACTGACCGCCGAACTCGCCAAGGTCTCGGCCTTGAACACCGAGCGCCTCGCCAATGTGGCGACGACCGCGATTGTGGGGAATCTCCTGGTTCAGGCGAACAGCTAATGAACGGCGACCAATTCAAAACCATCGGCACCGGGCTCATCGGCAGCGCCACCAGCATCGGCGCGGCGATCTACTCCATGCTTCCTCACCTTGAAGCATGGATGCGCCTCGCCTCTGTTGCCGTGGGCCTCGCTGTCGGCATCGCCACATTGATTAAAATCCTGCGCGACCTTCGCCGCTGATCCTTTGACACCCACGCCCATTCGATGAAAGCACTCTACTTTGTCCTCGACCGACTCAGCGAAAACAGCACATGGCGCGGCCTCATCCTCGTCGCCGTCGCTCTCGGCGTGAAGCTCGACCCCGAGATGCAAACCCAGATCATCGCCGCCGGGCTCGGCCTCGTCGGCACGATCAACATTTTCCGCAAAGGAAAATGACCCCCAAGCAAGTCGCCGCCGTGCTGATGATCCTCGGCTGGCTCTGCATCGCCATGGCCTTCTTGACCTCGTGCGTCGCCGTGCCGATGCCTCCATTCGGCGACCGCATCGGCGAAGCCGGAACGCTACACATCCGCGCCACCGTGCGCTTCGAGCCACGCCTCAGCGAAAGCGAAACCTCCAACCGCGACCTCTGGCACGCCTTCGGCAAATTCCAAGAAACCCTCCCCGCTCTTAAAGACAAATGATCTCCCTCCTCGCCCGATTCTTCATGCTTCCAAAACCTCAGGTGTCCCCCGCGCCTGAGCCAGTCGTTGTAAAAAAAAAGCGGTCGGTAAAAAAGCCAGCGAAAAAAAAGCCGACCACAAAATCTCGCGCCAAGAAAAAGCCGTGATCGACGCGCGCTCTGAGAAAGTCCTCGCCACCCTGCACCCGCAGGTGCAGCCGGTCATGCGGTCTTTCCTCATCGCAGCCAAAGCCATCGCTGCGAAATCCGGCCTTGAGGTCAAAGCCATCTCCGGCCTCCGCAGCTACGCCGAGCAGGATGCTCTCTACGCGAAAGGCCGCACCGCCCCCGGATCGATCGTAACGAAAGCACGCGGGGGCTTTTCTAATCATAATTTTGGTTTGGCAATCGACCTCGGCGTCTTCAGTGCCGACGGCAAAAAATACTTTGGAGAGCACAAACTCTACGACGAACTCGGCCCGCTCGGCCAAAGCCTCGGCCTCGAGTGGGGCGGCGCATGGAAATTCAAAGACTCCCCCCACTACCAATTCCGCCCAGATTGGGCACGCGGCCTTGCTGAACGCGAATTCCTCGCCTCCCTCCGCGCCCGTGTGAAGGCGAAGAAGGACATTTTAGCCTAGTTGCGCGCAACAAGAGCGCAACACCTACGCAAACACATGCAAAACAAAGACCAAAATTTGATTCGTAATCGATAGGTCGCGGGTTCAAATCCCGTCGTCGGCTCCCCCCTTCTGAAGCCCCTCGAACCGCATAAACACTGCCTCGGCGGGCTTTTTTCTTTACTTCTCGAAAGGGATTGAAATGGCACGGCAAATGGTTGAAATTGCCCCCGTGAGCGCAACAGACGCAACACGGCGCAACAAGCCAGTTGTCACCATTCGCACGGCGACGGTGCGGGGGGAACCTCGCTTTGTTGTTTTTTCTCGGATCAATGGCACGACAAAGAGGGAATTTTTTCGCACCCAGACGGAGGCGAGGGTTCATCAGGCGGCACTCTTGGAGAAGCTGGAGACTCGGGGGACGGAGGCTTTCACCGGCCCGGCGGGAATGACGGTAGCGCAGGGGTGGCGGGAGTTCTGCCTGGCGCGGATGCCGAAGCTGAAGGACGGAAATCACCGGCGCTTGCTGGAGTGGTGGTGGGGAAAATTTGTGGCCGAGTATGGCGCGAAGGAACTCCGCGACATCAAGGCGATTCACATCGATGCGTTTCTCTCGCGGCCGGGATGGTCGGGGACTACGGCGAATCAGGGCTTCGTGTATCTGCGGTTGGTCTGGAATTGGCTTGTGCGCTACGAACTCACCTCGACCAATCCGGTGCTGAAGATCGATACGCCGAAGGCGGCGCCGGAGCATCACTTGTTGACGGTGCCCGAGGTGAAGCGTCTTTTGGCTCTCACGAAAAAAGATGCGCGCCTCCGGGCTTGGCTCGTGCTCGGAGTTTTTGGCGGCATGCGAATCTCAGAGGTTTGGCGGTGCGAGCCGAAGCACATCGAAAAAGATGAGATTTTCATCCCGATCCGCAAAACGACGGACATCCAACCGAGGCCTCATTTCGTGCCGATCCTCCCTGCCCTCCGCCGGCATCTGCCAAAAAAGTGGCCGCGCATCAACGAGGACATCATCAAGCGCGCCCGCACGAAGCTGGCCGAACAAATGAAGTGGGAGGAATGGCCGCAGAATTGCCTTCGCCACACGGCGGCATCCATGCACCGCGCCATGTGGCAGGATTCCAATAAGACGGCTTATTTTCTCGGGCATTCCTCGGCGCGGATGGTGGAGGAAAAATATGCGCGGGGCGTGCGAAAAGCGGACGCGGAGAAGTTCTGGGCGCTTTAGTCGGTCAGGTCGATTATTTCGCCTTGCCACCCCGGCGGTAATTCACAGTCGTCCGAGTTAATGATCCACCATCGGAGGTTTCGGATGGATCTAAGAGATTCTTCTTCGCGCTCTGGGTGGAGTCGTTTCCCTGATCATTCAAAATGATTCTTGAGACTTCTATTTGGCCGGTTGACTCAAGCGCACGGAGCTGCTCGACCGCATCGCTTATGACTGCGCTTCGGCTCGATTTCAGGCGCCTGTCTTTTTTGTTTAGGTCTTTAACTTTTTGATCCACCCACTCCATCAAATCGGGCTCCATTGAAATGGAAAATTTCTTCACTTTTTCTGAATCACTCATGACCCACTGGTAATACCAAGTATTACGAAAAGCAAATTCAGAAAAAAAATATTTTCGCCCGCCGCGCTTGTGTCCATGCGGGTGTCAATAGAAAAGTGAATCTAAATAGAACACCCCATTGACGATTTTTGTTGCCCCTCGGTGCGACTAGTAATAGTTAGTATGACCATGCGCACCGCGTATGACAAAACAAGCATCAGTCTCCCATCGGACCTGCTCGGGTTCCTTAAGGAGAAAAGTGAAAAGATTGGCACCCCTGTGAGCCGCCTCATAGCGGCAGCAGTTCGGCAGCAAATGGAGTCGGAAAAACGGAGGGCGAAGAAATGACCAGCGCAACGGAGATGGCGCAACGGCTCGGGTTGGCTCGGCCGACGCTCTTAAAATGGGCGGCACAGAATCGGGTGCCGGGTTTCAAGGTCGGGCGGGAGTGGAAGTTCGATGAGGCCGATGTCGTCCGGGCTTTGAAAATTACGACCGGCAACGGTCTTCAACAGGCGAGCAGCCGGGGGAGGGCCAACTAATGGACCACGAAACACTGATCCGCCTGCTCGGTTACGGGATCGAGTTTTGCCAACTGATGGCGGCGCCGGTGGCGTTGGCCGCTCTCACATGGAGGCTGGCGCGATGACTACGGCATCAGATTTTTCTTTGCCAACTCTACAAGAAGGGTTTTCAGAAGATCAAAAGTCCACGCCCCGCCCGTCAGGAGAATCCGGTTCTTTGCCTTCGTCCAGATGTCTTCATTGCGGGCAGCTTCAAGGAAGTCATGCCCGGCCCACAAAAGCCTTCCAGGACTGGCTGCAACAATCTGGCCTGAACCTGATCGGACAACTTGGCCTTGTAGAAACCCGGCTTCTACGAGCAATTCGAAGTGAGCGAGGATTACAGCTTCTGGCTGATCCGGAATCTGTAGGATGGGAGTTTCTTTTTCCGTTCGAAGGAGAATTTCCCGACAAAGATCGATATCGCGGCGCATCGGGAACGGATAGCAGCCCGGTGTTAAGAGTTCAATCGGAAGGGAGCCTCGCACGATGAAAAAGCGACTCTGGCACTGCGAGGGGCTGAATTTCCTCAGGCACAGGGTGGGGGAGTATTTCTGGGCATTCTCGGCATTCGAGGCGCGGGAGCGGTTCGCTCAACAATTCGGCGGCGTTCCGAGCCGCGTGGAGGTAGTGCGATGAGCGCGTGGGAGGCCGTCCTTCTTTCCTCGATCGCCTTCGGGTCCATGTGGGCCTGCTACCGAATCGGTTGGCGTGACGGGCGCATGAATGAGCGCCGTCGCCAAGAGCGCTACTACCGCCGCGAAGAGTTCGGGCGCGACTGGGACAACATGGAGGATTTCGACTGATTTTGCCTCGCTAGTCCCCAAGGGGGACGCAGGGGCCAAGGGGGGCAGCGCATCCCAAAAAACGCTGACCAAACAACAAAAAATAGGAGTGAGACCATGAAAATAATATCTGGAAAACAACAAAGACCACAGCGGGTGGTCATTTACGGGGTGGAGTCGGTCGGCAAGACGACTTTCGCCAGCAATTTCCCAAATCCTCTCTTTCTCGACATCGAGGGCGGATCGAACCACCTCGCCGTGGACCGCGTGGCGGTCTCGAGTTGGAAGGAACTCGGGCAGTGCATCACCGAGGCAGCGGCGACGGACTACGAGACGGTCGTGATCGACTCGGCAGATTGGGCGGAGCGTCTTGCGGTGGAGGACTTACTTGCAACCAATAAGAAGCAATCCCTCGAGGATTTCGGCTTTGGCAAGGGATGGGTCATGACGGCGGAAAAGGTCAGCCGGTTCCTGACCGCTCTGGATAAGCTCATCGATGCCGGCAAGCATGTGGTTGTCCTGGCGCATTCCAAGGTTCAGCGCACCGAGCCGCCGGACATCCTCGCCGCTTACGATCGTTACGAACTCAAGCTATCCAAGCAGTCCTCGCCGTTGGTTAAAGAGTGGGCGGATGAGTTGTGGTTTTTTAGATTCAAAACCAAGGCCGTCTCGCAGGAGAACGGCAAGGCGAAGGGCATCGGGGGCAAGGAGCGCATCATCCTAACCACCCACTCGGCGGCCTACGACGCCAAGACCCGCTCGGGTCTCGCAGAAGAACTCCCGATGGAATGGGAATCGGTGGCGCATGTGTTTGGGAAGCCTACACCAAAAACCTCGGAGCCTGTTGAAATCCTCGGTGCCGAGACGATGGCGGCCATGGAGTTGTTGGAAGCCAACGAGGAGGCGGTGAATGCCTTCCTGACCGGCAACGGATCCATCCAAGAGGGCGAGACCTGGCGTAATGCCTCGCCGAAGTTGCTGGCACAAATCAAGGCCCGCCCGCAGGCGCTCATTGCCAAGGCGACCGCACAAATGGAGGTGGCAGCGTGAGCGGTTTGACCACAGAGGACACAGAGGGCACGGAGGTTACGACGGATGAATGGGCGCATGGAGGGCCAGCGTTCCCATGCGTTAATTACACGAAGCCAAAGGGTGTTGGAGTGAGTATCATGACAATCACTGGCGGCATGACCCTACGCGACTGGTTCGCTGGGCAAGCATTGACTGGCATTGCCGAAGCAATCAGATCGGCGAACCTTATCACAAACGCGAATACGCCATCCGAGGACATTGCTGCAAAATGGGCTTTTCGGTTTGCAGACGCTATGCTGGCGGCTCGTAAGGAGGGCGGGAAATGATTGCCAAGGAAATCTCCCCTTCCTCCCTTCCGAAACTCGCCGAGTGCGCGCTTTACACGAGCGCACCCGGCACCAGCGCGGCGGCGGAGCGTGGGACGCTAATCGACAAAGCGATCCGCGAGCTTTTGGTGGATGATCCGACGACCTTCGACTTGCTGAGCGCGGAGGATCAGGCGGTGGCTCGGTGGGGCGTGGAGGAACTTCGGACGCTCTCGGGTGGCTACCATGTGGAGACGCGGGAGGAATATCTCGGCATGGAGGTGCTGGGTCTCTCGAAACCCGGCACGGCGGATGCGGTATGCGTTCGGGCGCAATGGGTGGCGGACATCAAGACCGGCCAAGTGCGGAACTATAGGCAGCAACTCGCGGCCTATGCGCTCGCCTGTATGCACGAGCACTTTGCCGACTCCTGGACGGCGCATGTGGTCTATGTGGATCAGCGACTTCGCCGCACCTACACATTCACGAGGGAACAAGCCGAGGCGACCGTTTCGGCGGTGATTGCCGAGGCCAGCAGCCGGTTGGCGGAGCCGACGCCTAATGAATACTGCGGCTGGTGTGCTCATCAAAACGGGTGCCGAGCCTTGGTGCGTCAATCCTCCGAGGCCTTGGCTTTGGTTCGGTCCGAGACCTCCCTCGAGGCGATCCGCGACCAAATCCTCGCCAACCCGGTCGAGCTATCCGCCTTCGCCGCGAACTGGAAAATCGCTGAAGACAAAATTGCCGAGCCTGTTTTTAAGGTTCTCAAAGAAAAGCTGATCGCTGGTGAGGACATTCCCGGCTGGAAGGTCACGACCTCCGCTGGGCGTCAATTTGTGGAGACGCCGGCCATCGCTGCAGCAGCCGCCAATGTTTCAAAAGAGACGCTCATCCTCGCTCTAGGCGGGTCAATGAGCGCCGACAAATTTCGCCAGTTCTGCACCGAGTGCGGCGTGGAAGTGGATGAATCCGCAGTCAAGTCAGGGAAACCAATCAACACCCTGCGCCAAATCAAAACCAAAAAATAAGTTATGCCTACCTACAAACAGAGTGAACCGAAACCCGTCTATTTCGTGGAGCCGGGAACCTACAAAGTCGAAATCGTCAACGCCATGGAGAAGCTCTCCAAGGCCGGAAACCCTATGATCAAGCTCATTTGCCGAGTCCAAATCGGCGAGGGCGCCAAGGGGCCGGAAGTCCATGAGCACCTGACATTCACGGAAAAAGCGGGGTGGAAGATTGACCAAGTGCGCGAAGCCTGCGGGTTCGCCGTGGTGCCAGGCGAGGACATCGATGTTCAGCCCGAGGATTTCATCGGCAAGACGGCCACGGTCGTTCTTGGCGAAGAAGAAGGAGCCGACCCCGGCCATCGCTTTAACACCCTCGAACGCTGGGTGTCACCCAAAGCCTCGGCCCCCGCGCCGAAGGCCAAACCTGCCAAAGAGACGGACGACATCCCGTTCTGATTCAACCTTCCGGGGCGCGGCGTGGATACGCGCAGTTTTTTTAATGTATTCAATCCAAGATAATTTATTCGACCTCGAGCCAATTACTAAAAGTGATTTGCTACTGAGCGGTAATGATAATTGCAGGCTTGGAGTTGTAACTGAAATGATTTTTGCAACCATAATGCTCGAGCGTGGTTATGATGTTTTTTCTCCGCTTGGGCATTCGCAAAAAGCCGATTTAATTGTTCATAAGCCACCATTTAAGTCCAAAGCAATACAAATAAAAAAAGGAACATCACGCGGTGGAGCTTCTTGGCAAATATCAACCTCCACAAAAAAAAGAACAGCATCTGAAGGATCGGTTTACACAAATTACCAAATTGGGGATTTCGATATTTTAGCGGCTCATATCGCTGAAGTTGACTGCTGGGCCTTGTGGCGAATTGAAGAAATAGCGGGAAAAAGCTCGGTAACTTGGAACAAGTTTGAAACGCATAGGAACAATTTCGATTTATTAGATTTATGAAAGTATATTTATGCAAATGGCCTGATGGGACGATCAGCATCCTTACAGCTAATTCAAAAAGAGAATTGTATTTGCTTTTAGATTACGAGGGCGATCCGGAGCAGGCTAATGTTTATAAGCTGCCTAGCGGGTTTCACATATCAACGGAGGTAATTAACAGAAAAATCTCAGCCGATATGTGCGGATATTTTGCAGAAGCCAAGTGCAGGAAAGTAAAATTTTAACATGCTCCCTGAAATTACCCTCCGCCTAGCCATTTGCGCGAACGCCTGCCCGATCGGCCCACGGCTCGAGCGCGGCACGCCGTTGCCACCCTACCAGCGCACTTATGCGCTGGAGGATCAGGCGAAGGCGGAGGCGGACATGGAGAAGGTGCGGGAATACATCGAACGGAATCACAACTTAAAGAAGGGGAGGAAATAAGATGGCCGGTGAATGGTTGAAAATCGAGCATCATGTGGCTGAAAAGCCCGAGGTGCTACAAATCGCGGCGACCTGCGAGATGGACCCGGATTTAGTGGTCGGCAGGCTCGTGAAGGTGTGGGCCTGGGCGTCCCGAAATTGTCCTGCCGGGGGAAGGACACACATCGCAGCGATGCCACATTTGAACACGATCGGGGGGCACGAACGCTTCGCACAAAGTATGGTCGAAGCGGGCTGGTTGAAGATCAAAGACACGGAAATGACCTTCGTAAACTTTGACCGCCACATAAGCCAAAGCGCTAAGGAGCGAGCACTTAACGCGGCGAACAAGGCGAAGCAACGGAGTCCCGATTATGTCCCGAAAATGTCCCGATCCGAGAAGGACAAAAAAGGGACTAGAGAAGAGAAGAATAAAGAGCGCTCTAGCGAGCGCTTTCTCCCGACCTGCGTATGACACCGAGCGCAAAGATTATCCCGATGGTTCCCTCTGTGCCGATCAATGAAACTGCGGAGAAGGCGGCGATCTCGTGCATCCTGCAAAACTTCGAGTGCCTGAGGGTGATGTCATGGCCGGAGGAGTTGTTTTTTAGCGAAGCGCACCGGATCGTGCTAGCGGTGGTGAAGGAGCTGGCCGAAAAGGGCGTGGCGACGGATCCGCTGGCGGTGCAGGCGAAGCTGGAGCAAAAGGGGCTGCTGGATGCCATGGGGGGCATCGATGAGTTCACGCGGCTCATGGACTACATTCGCACGAGCGACCCGGGGACGGCGGCGATTTACCGCTCGAACTTGATCGATGCGGCGCGTTACCGGCGGGCGCTGGCCGCGGTGCGGGATGCGGAGCGGGCCTTTGTGCGCCAGGAGGGGGACATCGCGGCGGTGTCGCTGGCGCTATCGGAGGCGGCGATGATGGTGGACCGGCCGAGGGAGAGCACGAAGGACCTCCTGCTCAAACTGACGGAGGAACTCGAAAACCACACGCCTGCGGAGGCATTTGGCACCGGCATCGATCGTCTGGACCGCTGGACGAATGGCGGCGTCAAGCGGGGTGAACTCCTGACGATCGGCGCGCCGACCTCGGGCGGTAAGTCGATCCTGCTCCTCCAGATGGCAGTGCAGGCGGTCCTCGCTGGCAAAAAGGTGGCGGTCTTCAGCCTCGAGATGCCGGCCACCCAAGTCCTCGCTCGCATGGTCTCGCACTTGGCGGGCTTTAATGTCGGCGTCTTCCGCATCGCGGGCGCCAAGGGAGCGGTCAACAAGGACATGCTGGCAAAATTCAACTCGGCGTCGGGGTTGATTTCCCAATCCGGCCTCGTGGTGGAGTCGGGCTTCACCGACATGGAGTCGATCGACGCCTCGGCGCGTGACCTCGCGGGCAAGGGCGAAGCCGACCTCGTGATCGTGGATTATGTGCAACTCGTCCACCTGCGGGCCATGGCCTCGAACGAGACGCGCGAGCAGCATGTCTCGGAGATCACCCGGCGGCTCAAGGCGCTGGCCCTGCAACTCAACATCGCGGTCGCCACGGCCAGCCAGCTCAACGAGGACGGCAAACTGCGCGAATCCCGCGCCATCGGGATGCACTCCGACCATGTCTGGATGATCCGCCACGGAGACGAATCTTTCATTTCGCTCGACAAAAACCGCGACGGCGAGCGCGGCCACGCGGTGCCGGTCCAGATGGACGGCGCCATCGCCAAATTCACCCAACAACAAGACTCATGAACAAATTAAAAAATACCTTTTATTCAAATCATCAAACCCAAGGATGTTTTTCTTTAATAACTCTTTTACGCAGAGATTTAAACTCCCGTGCGCCAATAAGTGAGCTCTTCCATTTGCTAACAACGAAAGGTTTGACGGGTCGTTATTATGAGGATCGCAATCAATATGATGAACGACCTCGTGCGATTCTAGCATTCTACCAATCTTTTTTTCCATCACAGCGCGATGCTCGTAAATCCTACCATGGTGAGCTTTTGGATGATTCGGCATCCAAATTCTTAAAGCAGTCTTTCCATTTGATCGCACCTTTTCTGTTTTTTCTTTCCATGCGTGATGGTTTTTGCCGCTTCGTTGAAATATCCAGCATTTTTTACTGCATGTTAGCTTTTCTCCACGCTTCGATATATCAGAAACCGATCTCAGCGTGTTTTTTCCACAAATGCAACATTCAGCATATCTCCAATAAAACCTTTGCCCTTTAGGTCTAAATTTAGTGACTTTTCTTTCATAAAATCTCCCATCACCCAAATCAAAAAGCAACTTACCTTTATGTTTAAATGATTTCGTCATGTCGTCTGATTGAAAATTTGCAGGCATATCAAAACTATACTCAACAAAGAAAATAAATCAAAGAAAAAAATGAACATTTACATTGGCATTGACCCTGGAATTAACGGAGGGATTGCCGTTATTCATTCTAATTCTGCGGTAGCATATAAAATGCCGCAAACTAACAGCGATTTGTGGGAATTGATTTTAGAAATAAAAGAAATTTCCAAAATTGAAGAGCTGCATATTAAATGCTGCCTAGAGGCTGTATCTTCAAGCCCGCAAATGGGCGTTTGCTCGGCATTTACTTTTGGTCAAGGATTTGGCCATCTTGAAATGGCTCTTACTGCCGCACGCATCCCTTACGAGCGAATCCGCCCGCAGGCATGGCAGAAGGCAATGGGGTGTTTAACCAAGGGCGACAAGAATGTGTCGAAACGCCGGGCGCAGGAGCTTTTCCCAAGCCTCAAGGTCACGCACGCCGTGGCGGACGCGCTGCTCATCGCCGAATTCAACCGGAGGACGGCACGGCCATGAGCTACGACGACAAGGGGTGCCGCGAACTCATGTGCGCTTTCATTCGCCAGACCGTGTTCGATGTGGATGCCAAGACGGATTTTGCGAACAAAAACAAGAACGCCGAGTGGGAACTCCACAAGGCCAGCGCGATCCATTTCATACGCTCCCCGATTTTTGTCTCCCTCTGCCGAACCCTTCGACTCCCTGCCGACAAAATCCAACGCCGAGCCTTCCAATGAACACCTTCACCGCACGCGACGGCGAACCTGCCTATATGCCCGACCTCGACATTGATTCACCCGAAGACATCCTCGCCGATGAACTCGGCACGACGCCGGCCGTCGCCCGCAAGGTCATGGCCATGCTCCAAGCCGCCGAGGTTCGTCAGCAGGCGCTCACGCTTGGCAAAGTCGTCGGGCTATTGCTCGAGACCAACAACCTCCCCGTCATGGCGAACGCCATCGCCTTCGCCGCCGGCCTCGACCAGCTCAACGGCAAAAAGTCCCAGGCCGAAGTCGCGCGGGAGCTAAAGGTCACACGCGCTCTTGTCTCCCACTATGTCGTCGGGGTTCGGGATTTCCTATCAGGCAAAAGCCAGACATTCGACTGCACCAAGTTCCGTAAGTCCAACAAGTCGCGCCAGACCTTCAGAGAGAAAGCGACGGATCCATTCACGGCGGCCAAGGCGGCTGCCATCGCAAGATACAAAGCCAGTAACCACATAACAAAAAAATGCAACTAATCGACACCACCATGTTCACGCTCCATGCGTTGAACCTACCCGAAACCCTCACCCCTGCCGAGTGGACGAATATCCACCGCGACATCCTCGTGTGCAAGCGAGCCGCCTCCAAGTGGCTCAGTCAGTCGAGGGATTACAGCACGGCACGCTGGGGCATGGAGTTCACCGCCGACACCGAGGCACAGCTCGAGCTTGACCTCGGCCTCACCTTGACCGAGGAGAAGCCAACCCTCAACCCGGACGATAAGACCAAGGCCATCGTGACCATCGAGGGATTGAGCCAGAAGTTCACCGTATGGGAGAGGAAGATGTCCGACGACATCGGCAAGTGGGATAAGGCACGGCTCGAGCGCGCCCTCGAACTCCTAACGCCTATGGAGGCGACAGCCGCACGGATCCGGGGGCTATTGTCATGAGCGACACGCCCGAGACGGACGCCAAAGTTTCCGCACACATTGGATTCTATTCGTGCGCAACGGTTCCTGCTGAATTGTGCCGACGCATGGAACGCGAGCGGGATGAGGCGCGGGCTGAACTCCACGACATCAGGTTAAACCTAGGCGACAATGCGGAGGGCTACACCTTACTCCATGCCGTATGCGCTTTGCAAAACGAACGCGACGAGTTGCTCGAGCGCAACGCCAAGCTCCGCGACATTGCCGACCGAGCACTAACGCTCAACCAATCCCAGTGACCTGCCCGACCTGCGGCACGAACACCCGAGTCATCGCAACCCGCGACGGATACAGGCGCAGACTATGCACCAAGGGCCATCGGTTCGTAACCCTTGAACAGGCGCACGAAACGAAATTCCCATGGCTATCCAAACCAAAGCGCAAACCATTGAAGAAGAAAAAGAAACCAAAGCAGGACGACAAATGGATCGAACGCATCAACGCCAAGCTCGCCGAGCCATCATGAGGGGGGTGGCATGGGAACCCTACCGAAACCATTCAAC